GAAAAATGATGGAAATGATTGTAAGCGCGTTAACGTACATAACAATGATAGTAACAGTAGCCAGCTTAGTGGCGGCTTCTACACCCACACCTAAAGACGATGCCTGGATTGGCAAACTGTATAAGTTTGTTGATGTACTGGCTTTGAACATAGGTAAGGCTAAGGAAACTGCACCTGTTAAGAAAACTACTAAAAAATAATGGCAACAGCAAAAGATGCTCTTAATGCTATAGAAGCACATGAAAAAGAATGTAAGCTTTTATATAAAAGTATTGATGCTAGATTAGAAGCAGGTTCAAAAAGATTTGATAAATTAGAACTAATGCTATGGGGTGTTTATCCTTTTATTGTTGCTACTGTTATAGCTGCTAAATTTATAGGATGAGTGGAGCAAAAAAATCAAGAGTTAATGAAGCAGGTAATTATACCAAACCTACTATGCGTAAACGCATATTTAATAGAGTTAAAGCTGGAAGCAAAGGCGGTAAGGCGGGTCAATGGTCTGCTCGTAAAGCACAAATGGTAGCTAAAGCTTATAAAAAAGCTGGAGGAGGATATAAATGAAAGGCGTTAAACATTATAAAAGAGATGGTACTGAACACAAAGGCAGTTCTCATAAAATGGCTAATGGTACTTTGCATACGAATAAATCACACACTAAAACAAGTGTAAAGTTATTTCATTTTAAAGATTTATCTAAAAAAGCTAAAGTAAAAGCTAAAAAGTAATGCCTCTTAAAAAGTCTCAAAGGTCTTTAAAAAAATGGACAGGAGAAAAATGGACTACTTCTAGTGGTAAAAAATCTTCTGAAACTGGTGAAGTATATGCACCTAAAGCACAAATAAAAAGATTAAAGTCTACATCTAAAGGTAGAAGTAAACTTGCAGCAGCTAATAGAAAAAAAAGAAAAGCTACTGCTAAAGGAAAACAACACGCAAGACATGGCTTGCATAAAGGAAAAAAAAGATAATGTATGAATATAGTTGCAAAGTTGAAAGAGTCGTTGATGGCGATACTGTGGATGTTATTCTTAACCTCGGTTTTGACATTATGTATAAGTCTCGCGTTCGTTTATACGGCATTGATACTCCCGAATCACGCACTCGTAATCTTGATGAGAAGGCTAGAGGAAAGATGGCTGGGGCTTTCTTAAAAAATGCAATAGATTATGGTGAAAAAGTAGTTATACAAACAAAACTTAAAGATTCTAGAGGTAAATTTGGAAGAGTTTTAGGTAATGTAGTTGTTGATGGAATTAATATTAACCAGTTAATGATAGATAATTATCATGCAGCCGCTTATTTTGGACAAAATAAAGAAGCTATAGAAGCAGTACATTCTGCTAATAGAACAAGACTAATTGAACTGGGATTATTTAAACCTGTAGAGTAGTGGAACAAGCAGTACAATTTATTAATGAAGTTGGCTTTCCAATAGCTGCTGCATTAGGTTTAGGTTTTTTTATCTGGAAGCTAATTAATAGAATTATAGACGGCATGGAAACTAAACTAGATGTCCTTGATGAAAAAGTTGCAGTACAAATTGCAGCAATGGAAGAAAGATTAGGCGGTAAGTTAGATTCACAACATGGCATATTAGTAGCTTTAATTGACAGAGTTCGTAGTTTAGATAATGAAATTATACGTCAAGATACTATGATAAAAACTATACTAGGAGTGCCTAATCTTATTAACATAGACAAGATAGCTAAGGCTGATAGAGATGACCAAAGAAAAGATTAATGAATAAAAAATTTAACACTCTAATAACCATAGGATTGTTATTTAATATTGTTTCTTTTAATGTAAAAGCTTCTCCAATAATACATGAGTTTAAAAACCCTAGTTTTAGTGGTATCGGTGCTTCTGCTCATTACTTGACTGTTGACGAACAAGAAACCAAACGCAGAGATGAGCTTGCTGAAGAAGTACAATCAGCACTGGAAGAAATACAAAGAGACATAGACAACAGCACGCTTAACAAATTTTTATCTAATCTACAAAGCAGAATATTTAGTAACCTATCCAGAGACATTAGCGATATGTTGTTTTCAGAAGATGGCGGTACTGGTGGAACAATAGACTTAGATGGAAATCAAATTACTTTTAGTAATGATGGTGAGTATATAACACTTACTGTTATAGACGAAAATGGCTCAATTACAGAAATAAAAATTCCTATAGGGATATTTGGGGTATGTACCGCAGACTGTGGAGTTTAATACTCCTTGGAATAATGGTAGGTTGTGCTTCTTTTGCACCGCCTAGATCAGAGGATTGTCGGCTTGTAGGTATTATTTGCCCTGAAGAAGCCAGAGTTGAAAGGGTTACATTGCAAAAACTATTAGACTTATCACCTCCTAATCAAAAGGCAGTCCTTGCTGTCTACGAATTTAAAGACCTAACAGGTCAACGTAAGCCTTCAAATAAGATGGCTTTATTCTCAACCGCAGTAACACAAGGTGCAGAAAATTATTTACTAGAAGCATTGAACAACGTAGGAAGAGGGAATTGGTTTGTGGTTGTAGAGCGTAGCGGATTAGACCATGTAACAAAAGAACGCCAATTAATTAAGAACACAAGAAAAACCTATGACGGAGAAGGTGGTAATAAATTAAAGCCTCTTTTATATGCAGGAATTATCTTGGAAGGAGGCATCATATCCTACGAGTCAGACATTATGACTGGTGGGAACGGAGCAAGATATTTAGGTATTGGGAACACAAACCAGTACCGCAAAGATGATATAACTGTGTCCATTAGGGCAGTTCTTGTTCAGACAAGCGAAGTTTTATTAAACGTAACAGTAAGCAAGACCATACTAAGTGCAGGTGTTAGTAGAGATGTTTTTAGGTTTACAGAGTTAGGTACGGAACTCGTAGAAGTAGAAACTGGCTATACACAGACAGAAGCCACAGGGTATGCAACTAGGGCAGCAATTGAAACAGCAGTTTATGAATTAGTTATAAAAGGCTTAAATAAAGAATTATGGGATTTTAATTATCCGCTATTAAGCGAGGAGAAAAAATGAAAAATCTAATAAAAATATTGTTGGTTTGTTTTGTAGCTAATATAGCAGCAGGTAACAACGATATATATTTAACGCAGTCAGGGGGAGGTGCTTTTACACTAACCATTGACCAAATTGGATCAACAAACAAAGTAGGTACTTCAGGAGCTAGGGTGACCATGGCAGGTGCTTCTCTTACTGGAGATTTTAAACAACAAGGTGCTACTAACACCTTAGCTGCTGCAATTGCTGCAGCTAATAGTTCTTCGTGGACTATGTACCAAATCGGTGATTCTAATACCAGTACATTGACAGCAGGTGGTGGTGGTTCGGTAGCTTCATCAGATTTTGACTACAACGCAACTGGTAATAGCAACATACTTACTTGGTTACAAGGCAGTTCAAGTGCAGCTACAGGTGGTAACTTTGATGCAGCCTTAACAGGTAACAGCAACGACCTAAACATCAGAAGTGAAGTAATTGGTGCAATCAACAACTGGGATATTGATGGTAACTCAAATGATATAGATGTTACTCAAATAGGAACTGACGATAAAGCCATTACATTTACGCTAGTAGGTGACAGCAATGATGTAGACATTGACCAAACAACCTCAGCATCAGGAGTAACGGACACTATAAGTTTAGTCGCGGCTTCTACATCGGGTACTATTAATATAGACCAATGCACAAGTGGCTGTTAATAGCCCTATTATCTAGTTCCGTATATGCAGATATAGGAGAAATATCAGAACTGCGAGGTAATGGAGAGGTTTTAAGAAGTACAGATGGAGATAGGCTGTTAGCAGAGCTATCTTTAGGCATACAAAGTAATGATGATGTTAGAACTGGTGATGGTCGTATAGCTATACAGTTCTTAGATGATTCCATCCTTAAACTTACTGAAGGGTCTAGGGTGGTAGTGGATAGCTATATATTTGACCCTAACCCCAAGAAGTCGCAGTTGGCTTTAAGAATGGCAAGCGGTACTGCCAGATTTATAACAGGCAAACTAGGCAAAATTGATAAAAAAAATATTAGTATAGAAACGCCTTCAGCAACTATTTCGGTTTTAGGAACAGACTTTACCACCACAGTAGACGAAATAGGTCGCAGTTTAATTATTCTTTTGCCAGACGAAAATGGTAATAGTTCAGGACAAATAACAGTAAAGACTGCAGCAGGAGTAGAAATACTTGATAAGCCGTTTCAAGCGACTATGGTGAGCGTTTCAGAGTCACCCCCTACTAAACCAGTAACTTTAGTTAATATGACGTTAGGGTTCATTAATAACCTTCTTATAGTAAATCCACCAAATGAAGTAGAGAAAGCAGTGGAAGAACAAAACACTAAAAGTACCAATGTATTAGATGTAGATTTTTTAGAAGAAAACTTTGATGAAGATTTAGAGGAAGAAGATGAATTAGAAATAGACCGCTTATCTATAGACCTTCTTTCAGTAGATTTTTTATTAGACCTATTGGCTTTTATAGAAGGTGAAGATGAAGTTTCTAAAATAGGCGATGTAACCATAGAAGGTATAATTGCTGGTTATGACGCTAAAGCACAGACGTATTCTTTTGTAGAAGGAGAAATGCTTACGTTTTACAGAAGCGTAGAAAACACAATAGACTTACAAATACCTAAAATAAGTGCTTACAACATAACAATACTGTCAGGTGGTAAGCTAATAGATATAACAGTAAACGGAGGGTCAGATGGTACGATTATTATTAATCAGTCTGATTAGTTTGCCTTTGGTTGCTGGCAACAATGCTATTACTGTAGAACACAAAGGTTCTTCATCTGTTATTAACATTAAGCAAGTAGGCTATACAAACAATGCCACAGTCTATTGCGGTTTAAGTGGCGGAGTTTACAGCACCCATACTTGCACTAGGGCAACCATTAATTTAAACACCACAGGTCACGGAAACACGGCTAAAGCCTATTCTCAATGGTCTAACCATACAGATAATACGTTTACCATTACACAGACAGGTGATAATAATTATGGGTATCTTGATTTAGACAAAGACGATAACGTAGGAATTATAACGCAGAACGGAAACTCTAATACTGGCATAGTATTAATGGCAGGAGATGATAACGCTTACACCATTAATCAAACTGGTAACTCAAAGTACGGAAAGATATACAGCTTTGGAGATGACTCTGACGCTACAATTACACAATCAGGAATAGGACAACACAATGCTTACATCTACAATTACAATTATGCTGACAACAATTCTTCTACCATTATACAATCAGGAAGCGGAACACATGACGCAGATATCTGGTGGTATTCCGATGCCGACAACGGAGTAGCTTCTATAAACCAATCAGGTTCAGGAGATCATACGGCTAGGCTTAATTTTTACACTGACGATTACAACGTAGGAGTTACACAATCAGGAGCTAACGATAAATCATTTACGGCTACCTATAATTGCGTAAGCAGTTGTACAAAAACAGTTACTATTGATCAATATGATTAAACGCTTATTGCCTTTAATTTTAATATTAAGTTTACCTATACTGTATGAATTTAAAATTTATGAAATATTAAAGTTAAAAACTTTTGATGCTCTAATACCAGAACAACAAGAAAGTGGTTATTTTACTGTACTCAACATAACAGATGATGATATAAATAGAGAGGGTGGCTACCCTTTATCCAGACAAAGGCTCTCTGAGATAAACGCACAGGTAATAAAAAAAGGAGCAATAGGTGTTGGATGGGTAGTCACTTTTCCTAATAAAGGAAGACTTTCTGTTAATGGAGATAAAGCATTTGCTAATTCTTTATCCCAAATCCCAAGTGTCCTTGCAATGTTTGAGAATAACAAAGGTATTTATCCTAAAACCACAGGAACAGTAATACTGGGTGAAGATGTAGGTGGTACTTTTGCTACTGGTGTTACACAAAATATTTCTATATTAGCTAACAATTCAAATCAAGGCATAGCAGTAGCAAGACCTGAAGTTGATTCATTAGTAAGAAGATTGCCGTTATTATTAAGAACACCTGATGGCTGGGTTGCTTCTTATGGAACAGAAGTTTTAAAAGTTTTAGCAGGTGCAGACACTTACATTATAAAAACCAATGATAATGGTTTAGAAGAAATACGAGTAAAAGGCTTACCTGCAGTACCTGTAGATTCTCTAGGACGCAAGTGGATAAGTTTCGTGAATACCTCACAAACTAATTTGCAAGAAATGGACGTTGAAAATAAGTTTGTTTTTATAGGATTTACAGCTAAAGGCATAATGCCTCAACTATCAACTCCTATTGGATATTTAGAACCACATAAGATACAAGCTGCATTAGCTGAAAGTATATTAATAGAAAATAGTCCATATGTTCCAGATTGGAGTTTGGCTGTAGAAATATTAATTTTTAGTATAACTTCTGTTTTAGCTTGGTATCTGATAAATATTTTTGGAATTACTTTAGGAATATTATTAACCAGTCTATTATTTTTATT